ATCGTTACCCGTATCCAAGCGTGTCACGTTTAGCCATTTATACAGATCGCCATTTAATGATTACAAATCACGAGTGGTTTTAATCCAAGCAGTCCAGGAATTATAAAATCTTTTGCGAAAATATTGGTTGCCATCAAAAAACAACTGAATTAGAAAGTTGCCAGAGCTAATAATAAATAACGCTCCCGTAAAGTATTCCCCTGTATCTGGTCCGTTTTTTACACTGGAAGCACCAAAGTCTACTAAATATATCCCCGGATGTGTGGCATTATTTAAATCTCGATCTGATATTCCAAACATGCATTTAATAGCCTCGCCATTTTGTATTGTTAATTGAAGGCTAATCATGCCTATCAAACAAAATGTCCCCATACCACACATTGTTTTTCTTGCTTTGGAATGATAAACGATAATTTGCATTCCCTGGGGTTCCAATAATACTAATTTTCAGACCATTATCAAACCATGTGGCATCGGCAGTTTTTATCATCTCGCCATTTAACTTAGTAAGCAGATTCTCAGCTGCAGTAAGTCGATCCCCTAGTGCCTTACCCATCGGACCGGACAGAACTGTGGATGTATCTGTTGCCAGAAGGTTATTTACAATCTTAGCAGCGTCAATTTTGGCCGAATCGAGAGACTCCAGGGCTAAGATTGCCGCGTTCGCTGCATCCGTGACACGCTTTAGTGCTTGCTCCGCGTGATTTAGATTTGTTTCGTCCAAATCCGGCTCCGAATTATTTACATATATTGTTGGGACATAAGTTTCAATTGGATTTATGTTTATACTCATATTTCCTCCTTATTCAAATTTGACAGAATGTAAAAACAATTTAAAGGTATCAACCGTAAATGATACGAACAGACTCAAATAAGCACTTCTTGATAGCGCACTAACATTTATCTCCATAGTTCTAATCGTACCCGAAGTATCTTTTTTGGTAATCTCCACTGATTGTGATGCTATGCTCAATCTATCCGTTGCTTGATATCTTATATTTTTTTCACGCGTAATAAATGCTTCAAAATGTGTTGTTGCGCTTACCGGCATGTAGACCGAATATTCAATCACTAATTTATTTACATATGTCAGGTCAATCGGAGCATTAAAAACGGAATAAACCATGTTTCCACCACTGCTCCCCAACTTAATGGCGTGAAATTCCATATATTTTCTATCTTCTATCCTATCTGCCTTATAGCTTCCATAATCGTAAGCAATATAGTCTGATATGGATTGCCCTGGAGCGAATGTGCCACGATAGTAAAAAGTCTTTGGGTCAGTTACAATATATCCTTGCCAGGTTCCGGGACCCACCCCACCTACATATTCGCCCAGCTTAATAATCTCAGGGACAAGGTTGCTTAGCTTGTCCACGATGATATTCCCGGTCATATACATGCCGTCTGTGTATACGGTAATCTGCTTACTGCCAGGGGTAATATGTGTTTCTTCCATCGTCGGGATACTTTGTCGTACTTCTCCGCCATCATATTTTCCGGCCGGAAGAGTCAACCTTCCATTCAAATCAATATACAGCGTCGGCGAACGCCGATCCTCCATCTCCCCCGCATGCACCTGGCCGTCGGGTCCCACATATAACTTGCCTTTCAGGACGTCGCCAGGCTTCACATTTAATTTCTCAAAGTCCGCGCTCTGTATAATCATGTCAAGTAATCCATCCGCCATACTTCATCACTCCTCATCCGGAAAGCCCTGATAGGTTCCAACAATATCTCCCACCGGCACACCATCCTTGATTACCTCTGGCCGCAGGTTCTCGACGCTCATTATGATTGTGTTGGATGTCAGCACCTTGCCAATGACGTTTAACGTAATCCCTCCGGCTCCTGGGTCGATCGTCTGTCCCGTTTCCGTTTTAACTCCCGTTTGTCGAAACACATCTTCGCCACCATGATACCCGGGTACGATGTTGTATCTCTCGTTGATCGCCATATCCTTTGTGATTGCAGGTATTACCGGCATAGCACCTTGTTGGGGCTCTTTGCTGCCGGCGCCCAAAAACTTTATCGGCTGTTTAACATCGGCCGGAACCGCAGTCAGGCCAGAATTGTCGAATCCAGCTCCATGCTTTAATAAGACTCCATCAGCCATTCCTTACCCCTTTCGCGGACACTGTAATACTAGTTCCAGGCTTTTTGCTGTAACAATATGCCGTCACCCTTCCGTTTCCGGATGCGATGCGATCTATGTAGCCCCAGGCCAGTTTCTGGGCCTCAACAGTCACGTTGCTTAGGGTTCCAGTCAGACGCAGGCCGTATACCGGTGTGTCAGACTCTTTTATCCCTGCAAAAGAAACTGTCTGCGTATACGGCGCCGTGCTGCTCCATCCGGAAGCAGAAAACGATAGCAACGTCTCCCCCACAAAGGCTCCGACTTGTGTCTCCAGGTTTTGGACGTCTTCCATAATCTCACTTCGGAACGCCGTATTGTCCTTATCAATAGCGTTGACTGCTCTATTGGTGGCGTTAAAATCATCAGCCGAAAAAATATCTCCCTCCTGCGTGTAGACAGTGACATCGCGCAGAGATATAGTTCCGTCTTCATTCTGGACCGTCTGATATTTTCGATTTCCCTGATAGATATCATTCTTGTAATTTTCTTTCAGACTCACAGTTTCACCTCCCTATTTCCCAGCGCCCGGGTGCCAACCTTAAAATCAAAATGCTGCATCCCCGGAGAAGACCGTTCTACCAGTACGCCAATGTCATGGATAATCTGTTCGATAAAATTCGCCTGGTAAATGGAGGTATATGTGATGCGTTCCGGAGTTTGCGGCGTACTGGACGGCGTGTAATAGGCTGCCCGTATTGCTGCCAGATTGTCCCGCAGCCGCTCCATCTCACTGTCTGTCCGTCGATCCTCTGGCTTCCAGTTTACTTTGTTGTGGGTTTCGTTTCGGTATCCATACTGGTTTAAGACGTGGGATACCCACTTGATCGCCAGCTCGATTCGATTTAAGTCCTGGTAATCAATGTAGGCCTTCGTGGTCATATCCTGTACATCCTGCACCGTTCTGTCATATATAAGGTTGTCTATATACTTACTCATGGATAGTTACCTCCGCGCGGATTTCTCGCAGGCTGAATTGATAGTCAATGCTTTCCAACGTCCCGGTTCTTCGGCCATCATAGCCGGTATCAACGCCTACCACCTGGCCAAGCACCTTATCCGCCAGCAGCACATCGCCGACCACGTTTTCTGCCCGTTGATAGTATTCATATACCCGGTTTAGTATCTCCTGGGCGTTTCCAGCGTGCACCAACGTCGCGTCTGATACTTCTTTAATATTTTTATTAAAGGCAATGTTGGGATTTTCCCGTAACATTGATGATGTCATGTGATTGTATTTTTTACCAGTCAGCACTACCACTGCACCGGTTCCGGCCACAATGGCATAGTTAGCATTGCTCTCTATGATTTCCCCGCCGGTAATAGACAAGCTGTGGTGTGGATCAGAAAAGATAATCTCTGCCCTGCCAGATAAAACATCGTTGTATAGTTCCTCCACCTCCTGCGTCGGCTGCCAGGAGTGAACGGTCAGCCGCACACCAGTAACCACATCGTTATGCTCCAACGTCAGACCGTCAAAGGTATCGGCAGTGGAAAACTCCCCACTTACCGCTGTCTGCTGTGGATAGATTAAGACTCCATCATAGTTTGATGTATCGACCACGGCACCAGCCGCAAAAGCCAGCTGCACAAGCGCGTTGTGTTTGGTCGTGTAGGGGATATGACCATACAACGGGACGGAAACAAGAGTATCGTCCAGGAGGTAATTAAAGTCCTCACCAGAAAACAGTTCCTCTAGCACGGCTCCCAGCTGCTGTCCGGTGTAAATACCGCCGTGGTACTCGCTGCCGTCCAGGACTCCAATCGCGTCGTGCGTGTCCATATAGTAATCCGTCTTATTTTTTCTAGCCCCATTTTTTAAATAAAAACTTCCCAATCGACGGCCATTGAAGAACAGGTTCAGCTTCTGCTTCTTCTGGAAATCAAACGGGATGTTAGAACGTGTCCGGGCCGTGAATGTCATGGTGTTGGTGCTGACATTTTCAGAAATGGCGTTGATTTCCTGTTGGCAGGAAATTTCGCTTATTTCATCCCCGAAAAACTCCCTGTAGATTCCGTAATCGATTCGGGTCACAAATACCGGCCGGCGTGGCCTGGATGTCTCAAGGAAGGCGATTACAATCTTGTCATAAGACTGTACATAGTTGCTACAAAAATACCGTTCCGAATCCGGCGCGAACTCCATGGACGACAACAGTTTTCCGTCTGCATACCATTGCACATTAATTTTTGTACAATAATCACCTGACATCAAATTGAATGTAATTAAGATACCAACCGAAGTAAATTTCTGGCTGAATAGGACGGTCAGCTCCGGGTTACTTACCTTCCGCTCCGACGTTTTGGCCGGAAAAAAGAATGGTGCTGGCCGAAGCCCGGGCCGTGGATGCAGACCGACTGTGGTGTACGTGTGCGAAAACTGCCGGTCTTCCCCTGACAATTCGTCGCTGATATATCCATAGTCGGACGCATTATCCGGGAAGTTGACATATTCCCCGTTCAGCAGGGCGAACCGTGGTGCGCAAATGGAATATCCCGGATAGGTCAGGTCATCCCGTTTTAAGTCCGGGAACTCCTGGCGGACAGTCGTTGCCCGGGGGTATAATTTCGTTCCCGGGTACAGCCCCTTCCTGGGCCGCAGGCCAATGTCAATCACCTGCGGCTGACTGTGTTCCTTGGCATACGGGGCTACGTCGTCATATACAATTTTAGGCCCTTCGCTATTCTCGATGACGTCTGATAATATGGTTTGCTTTAGAAACATCTTACGGCCTCCTTTGCGGCTCCATTGCCACGAAGTACACGGACAGGCCACTCCACAAGTTTTTCCCACTGATGCGTTTCAAGCTGTCCTTCCCCTGTGTGACATAGGCCTTAAATTCAAGCGTCTCTTGATTGTGCGGAAACACCATCCGGTGGGACTCAACCGGGGCGGAGATAATATTGTAAAACGTGTCATAGTCCGCCCGGTGTTCCGGCTCCGGTTCGACTTCCAGCGTGTAGTTGTAAAACGTTCCTGCAACATCCCTATGCATACTAAAGTCCTGCGTGCGGCCGGAGTTTTCCGTGTCAGTGACCGAGAACCCGCGCTCTAGTTTAATGACGTTAACGCGAAGTTCAACGCCATCAATTGAAAATATGCTTTCTCTCATGCTTATCCCTCCGTTACCAGTCGAACACCGACACGCTGCTTCTGCTCGTTGTTTAGCTTATATACCGCACGGCCAAGACGCTGGCGGTCAAGATACATATTTACTTCTATCTGCCGATTGCCTCCGTTTCCACCCATGTACTTTGCCATCACATTATCCAAGGCCTGCTCAATCGTTGAGAGTGGTGACACAACCTCTGTCTCGCGATTGTTGTCCCCCAGGATAGCCGCAAACTCGCCGGCGCGTGGCGGAACCACGGTGCCAGTGGCCAGGCGAGGGATTGCCTGCGTAGCCAAATTATAGCCCTGACCCATATAGTTACCAGCTCTGCTGCTGTATGTGCTGGCATTGCTGCCCCTTGTTAATGCACTTATAGCGATTCCTATTGCTGTAATTCCAGCTGCGGCCGCCACAATTCCGCCCATCGAAACCATCATCGGATTATGCATAATAGTTCCCAACGCCATCGCCAATAAACCGATTGCGCCAGCCACAGCAATGATTTTTGTGGCCAACTTTTCTTGTGGGGTCATTTTATCCCATGCCTGGGCGACAAGTGCCGCCGATGTAATAATTAGCCCAAGAAGCAACGTTAGGGGGTTAAGATTTCCGATTAGGCCTCCCAGTACGCCAATCAAGTTTGGAAGAACCGTCAACATATTCTTAACACCCGTTACAAATTCCACAAACTTAAATGCGGCAAAAAAGCCTAATATTACTGTGGCCATTATTTCAACCAGCTCTTGGTTTTCTGATATCCACCCCGAAAACTTCTTCAGCCATTCTATAATTTTTTCAATCGCCTTGATAAATACCTCTCCCGTCCATTTTCCGAATGGTTGTAAAAATTCCTCCCATAACCACATCGCCAATGGTTTCAACGCTTCTAACACTGCATCAAATGCATCCAGTGCTGCCGCTATTAAATCAAATGCTGCCGGAAGACCATTTTCCAGCCCCCACTTGGCAAGTGGAAGGAGAACATCCTTCAATAGCCATAACAGGATATCCCCTATTTTTCTTACAATTGGCCGACTTGAAACCAGAATCCCGTCAAAAGATTTAAGCAGTGGTGAAAAATCAAGCGTAGCCGACCATATCTTAATCTCCCCTGTCGCGTCGCGGAAGAATCCGGTCACCTCCAGGAGAAGGTCACCCAGATGACGCATAATAAGCAGCCCTGTATCCCCGCTTTTCCATGCCTGGTCAAGCCCATCTGCAAGGTTCCCGACTGTAAATAGCAAGTTGGAAACCGAAATAAGGAGATCGTCTGTAACTGCTTTCCCGTACCCTTCCTTGTCCCAGACCGTTATAAAGGTTTTTCCTACATCGCCGCCCAGATTTTTCAACTGATTAAGCGCAAACTTGGCGGATGCAATTACTGTCGATCCGTTCTCGTCCCAGGACTGCCGCATCGGGTTGAATAGACCTGACAGCACTCCTTTAACTGTCTCCGCAAAATCCTTGATATCAGCCTCAACCTCGACTGTCTCAAACATCTGGTCCGGCGTCGGAGGTTTGTAGGCATCTGTATCTACTTTTCCGCCCTGCGCCTGAATTAAATCATCAAAAGCAAAAGCAAGCTTTTTTGTTGCCTTTTCTTTCTCTTTCAGTTCGTCGTTCGTTTCCTTTAAGGAGCCTGCATAATCCTCCTCGACATCCACAGCCTTTACAAAGGTGCTTTTTCCGGTCAACGCCGCGATGAACTGCCCGGCGTAGGTAGCCCCGGTGGAAAGCAGGTCTATCATTTGTTTCAAGGCCGGTGCAGCTACCTGTAGAAGTGGCGCGAAGGCTGTTGAAAAGCTGTTGTTCAGCCGTGTATTAGCTGACATCAGAAGAGATATGCTTTTGTTCGTCTCATCTGAATACCTGGCCAAATTCTGGAAGCCTTCCTGCGCCGATTTGATGGCGGCTCGCAGCGACATTCGGATAAGCATCAGTTTAAACATGTTGGACAACTTCAGGACGCTCTTTGTCAGTGGGATTGCTTCTTTCCGCACCCGCTTCATGGAGCCACCCATCTTGTTGGCAGACTTACTGGCCTTTTTCTGTGTGTTGTCCACCCCAATCAGGGATTTTTTATAAGCCTCAGCCGCCTTTTTGGCCAATGTAAGGCCCTTGTATGCCTTGTCATACTCTGGATCTCCCAGGCCAAGCCCTTTTTGCTCCGCATAATACAGAGCATCCTGATAACGGTCCACTTCGTCCTGTAATGTCCTTGCCTTCGTTCTTGCACTGTCCATCGACGCGCCGGCACGTTGGAAAATTGCCACAATGTTATCCGGAAAGTGCTTAAAGGACTCCACGGCGATAAGCAAAGAGTCTTTCAGCCCTACAACAGAATTTTCCTCTTTCTGGGTTTCGGCCGTTACGGTAGCCGATGCCTGCCTTGCCGATTCCTCCAGTTCCCGATTTTTCGCAATCATAGCATCGACATCTTGTCCGTAAATATTGTACCGCTTCCCATCATCCGGAATGGTAGACGCAGAGGCATTGTTGTTTGTAATCGTTCCTGTAAAAGTCGCGGCTTTCTCCTTCTGAAGTCGCTCCATCTCTTCCCTTGCTTTTCTGGCCGACTCTGCAACTTCATCCACCTGTCGGGCCGTCGCCGCTGCGGCAGAACCGGAAGACGAAAAGGCCTTATCCATTTTTGTTGACAGGTTATCAATCGCCGCCGTAAGCTTTTCCGCTGCCTTTAAAAGGCTGCCTGTGCCTTCTTCGAATCCGTCGGTATTTATCTTCGTGTCAAACTTTAAACTTCCGTCAGTTCCGCCAGCTGCCATACTATCACCTCTCCTCCGGGCATAAAATAAGACGCCTGTTCAGCGCCTTAACCCAATAACTTATTCCAATAATCAATTTCTTCCTGTTCCTCGGCTGTGTATTTCTTCTTCAAATCACACAGGGCCTTGTTATTGCGGTAAAATTCCTGCTCCCACTTCTCTAGCTTCTTTCCCTTGGCTCTTTTCTGTCGAATGCCAAGGACCATAGAAAAAGTCCCGTCGTCAATCTCCATAAAATAGCCCATGAACGTCCACCAGTGCATGTACTCCACAGCCCTGACCTCCCGGCCGGCCACCTTGTTGACCGCAGGGAATACCAGGCTCTCGTCCTGCTCCCAGTCCATTACTTTGACCGGAGGCCGCTTATCATCCTCCTGCTGTCCGCAATCCAGAAACCACAGCCCCTGCTTAATTGCTTCTTCCGTTGCTTCCATCGGTATGCTGTCCAGGTCTTCATATAGAATCATCAGCATTACATCATATTTCTCAGCCGGCTGCAGCTCCGGGTCAGCGAATGCCTGCATGACGACCAGCATATCCCGGAAATCTGTCCGGATTTTTCGCTCTTCACCGGCCACCTCCAAGGTCGTCGGAAGCCAGCCAATCATTTTCTATACCCCTTCGTGTACTTCTCAACCCGGGCTTGGCTGGCGGCACTGGCAGCCAAGAATTCTTCTGTCTCTTCTTCTATGATTGGCATTGCAGACAATAGGAAAGCTTCGAAAAGAAACAACTTCTCTTTTCCGACAATGCACACGGGCGATTGTCCAGCGAAAATTGTGTCATAGACATCGGCATTGAACACATAGTTCAACTCGCGGCGAAGCATATCTTCAAAGCTTCTCAGTTCGGCGGATGTTTCTTCGTCCTCTTCTACCAGTGTTCCATCCGGATTAAGTGCGATTGTCTTTAAGCTCCCTTCCCATTCCTGAATGCGTTTCTGTGCCTCCTCAGCACGCACTCGCATGTTCGGGTCACCAGGGTTAAACCGGATTACCCGGTTTTCGTCCCCATTGATACAAAATGACTTAAATCCATCATCAAAATTAATACTGCGCATACATTGCCTCCTTATGCTCCGACCCCAGAATCGGCTGTAAATGTCTTTGTAGCAAGTACAAACTTGCCACTAACCCTGTTTCCAGTGTGGTGCACATTAAATGGAATCTGATACCCCGTCGTATCTCCGCCATAGCTGGACACTTCGATGATGGCATCCTCCTTGTAGGCCACATAGGTACCTTCCGCTGATTCAACTGGTTCCCAAAGATGCACCTCCACCACACTGGTCTTAAGTTCATCCAGCGTTTGACGTTTGTCTACAATGGCCTGCAGCCGTACAAACAATGGGTCTCCGACTTCTGCGTAATATGGATCCGTGGAAGCCTGTGGCTGATAGCTGTCAAGGGTAACCGATGTCTCACCCAAAATATTATTTTTGGTCTCCACGTTTGCATTCATTTCTACCGTGTATTCTTCCAGATCTTTCCCAAGTCGGGAATATTCGGCTTTACTAGCCGATGGAAGCGCAGAATCAATATAATGTGCCATAAATTTTCGTTTGATTTTACCCGTTACATCTGGCATTTATAATTCCTCACTTTCTATTTTGTATTGGGCGTATATCTGTATCTGATACATAACGCCCTGCTCTATGGTTTCTCCCATCAGTCCCATGCTCATGGCATTGGCCGTGGTCGCTTTCATAAATTTCCCCAGAAACTCCCGATTCTCCACCGTGCCGGATATGCCATCCTCTTCCGGCAGTCGTTCCAGCCAGTAAGCCAGCTCCAGGAGAAAATTACTGTTGGCCAACCGGTTATAATCTGTAAATGATTGGCTAACCGCATACATGACAAAATTATGCTGCCGTATCTGGTTTCCCAGCAAATCCTCCTTGACCAGGCTGTCTCCGGTACTGGACAGGCCATAATTGACCGGAGAAGGATCCGTAAAATCAATGTGGATATCATCGCCAGCCAGAAACTCTGATATCTTCGGATATTCCATCAACTTCTGTCGCATAAAATCTATAATTGTCATTATTTTCCCCCTCTGTCTATCTTGGCCTGCGCCGCCTGGATGATATCTCCCCTATGGTCAGCTTTCATGCGGTCAAACCACTTTTTCCCACGCATCGGCGCGCCTGCATAAGTCAGCTCTCGCTCCGTCGGTACTTTAATTTCATTTTTCTTTGCCCAGGAGCTGCCTGTCGTCGGAGACACGTACAATATACCTTCGTGCAAATAATGGGCATATGGTCCCGGAATGTCTATCTGTCCGGAGCCAATGACGGTGGACAGTACCATCATGTGTTCCAGTTCCCCCGCCTGCCGTCTGGGCATATATGGCCCCATATAGCGCATAGTCTCGCTGTCTATCACCTTCTGCACTGGTCCGCCTGGCTGGATTCCGTGGTTTTTCAGGATAAAGTTTATTGATTTAAGCTCCAGGCTTCCGTTTAACATGTTCCCCTCCCTATTTACAGGATAGCTCGTAATGCTGTGCCGTTTCGTTGCCATACAGCCGTTCATCTACTGTGGTAACCGTCAGCAATTCATGGGCCGCTTTTATGGCAGCCAGAGACTTTGACATGGTCTCCTGGCTGCTACAGTCAATCTCGTCCGTAACAATGCCCTTGACAACAAGGTCTTTTCCCCTCGTGAAATTAACCGGCTCAGACAGGCTTTCCAGAGGGATAACCAGAAATACGGAGCAGGCATTCCGCTGTCCGGTCTTCAGGAAAGTGGCTTGTTCCACGTCCTCCCAATACACTTCCCCGACCGGAAACCTGGTGTACTTCTCGGCCTTGCCTTCCTTGCTGTACAGGTACAGCGTACAGTCTGCATTCGTATACATTTCACACCCCCTGATAGCACAGACCGGTATCAGCCAGCCACTTCATGATGATTTCCCGCTGTTCCCGGCCGGAAGCTGCAGCCAACTCCTGGGCGGAGCCGAAACTGACAGAGTAGGTTCCAATCCTCTCGGCAGTCTTCCCGCCAGAATCTTTCTGCTGTTTCTCCCGCCGGCATTCCGCCTCGGCCAGTTCGCAACAACACATCTGCACTTCTTCCGAAGCCTCTGACGCATCTTTCAGGCGGTTGAATGTGTACTGGTCAATCAGCTGACTGGCCTGACGGGCGTAAAATGGGAAGCCGGTGCTGATGACAGGCTTTCGCCCCAGGAGATATTTCTCTGTGTAAAACGTTTCGTCTGCGTATACCATCAGCACACCTTCCTTTCTACTGCTTAATCAGTGTAACCGTCTTTGCCACAGCTTCCGCTGCCACGGTTACAGTCTCAGTGATTGTGCCATAACCAGTCTTCTTAATCTTCGCTGGATATGTTCCTGCGCGGAGGTTAAACTCTGCCACACCGGATTCATTAGTTTTAATTCTAGATCCATTTACATCTACAATCGCGCCTGCAATTGCTACAGGTGATGTCTCATTGTCTTTTACTGTAAATGTAACTTTCTGGGTTGTTACAGCTGTAGACGGCTCCAGGTAAGCAAATGGACACCCTACACGGTCTTCATCCATTCTTGTGGCCGGGTTTGGAAGCGCCCATCCCATACGGAATACGATACGCAGTGCAACCATATCCTGCTGTGCCAGGTTATAGACGATTTCTTTCGTAGTCGGGTCCTGAATGACACCCTGGTCCAGAATCTTTACCGTCACATCCTGACGGATGGAATATACCGCCTGCTTGAAGTCACCAACAATCAGCTGAGCGATAGTATTGTCATAAGCACCATTCTGAGGGAAGTACATCGGTGCCCCATCCAACGCATAGTTTGTTGAACCCTGCATATCGGATTTAAAAATCAGGCTGCCGTCCGTTGCGCGGATCCCCCTCAGCTTGGCCCTCATACTCATGGCAGCCAAAGCTCCGGTTGCCATAAAGCCGTCCTCCTCGACTTTGGAAATAACGCCTCCTTCGCCCAGGAGCAGATTGTAATAATCTGGATTGGATCCGACTGCCACATTATTTCCCGCCTGTCTGGCCAGTGTGATGATATCGTTCTGCCAGTTACGCGGACGGTTCACACCGAAAATAATAGCGCTGTCCACTCGCTGGCCGATCGCCTCGTTGACTCTTGGAGTAATCTCCCCGAAAATGTCGAACTCCGCATCGTCCAGCACGGCCTCCGGAATCGGCACAATAACTGCCAGCTCGGCGGCTTCGATGAATACGTTGTCCCATGCCTGGCGGCTGGTCTGCTTCATTCCTGTATCCCCATCCACCCAATAAGCCGTTGGCAGGAAGTCAAGAACCCTCATGCGGGTCTGGTTGCTGGTCATATTCGGCAGCTTACGCGCCATGCTCATGAATGTGGACTGCTTCGGTGCGTCCTGAAAAATAGTTGAAATAACCTGTTCGCGGATAATGGCCTCCGCGTCGGCTCTGCTTGTAATATATACTGCCATATATTGTTTACCTCCTTATTCTCTGCCCAAGATACTTCTCAGGGCATTGTTTGCTTGTGTCCTTGTATCGTCTGTTTTTTCTCCGCCAGGCCCCGGAGTGGGTGCAACCACTCTCGGAATTGTGACATCCTGAAAAAGGTACCCGTTGTCCTTTTTTACAGCCTCTAAGGCCGCTTTGATATCACTTTCCTGGTTCTTGCTGGATTTCAGTTTTTCCACGTCCAGGAAAGGCATAACAGCTCTGATATCCCTAGGCTTAAATCCTTCCGCCGTGGATTTCAGCAAGTCATTAAAGTCTCGGTCTGCCAACTGCTTTTTATACTCTGCCTCTCTGGTTGCAAGGTCGTTTGTAAGTGTTGTCACTTTCGTTTGCAGCTCTGATATATTTACGCCCTCAAAGCTTTTCAGCGTTGACTGCGCCGTCTCCAGCTGCCCCTTGTAAGTATCCCGCTCCTGTTTGATGGCCTCGATATCATTGCCATTCTCGGCCATAATGCTGTCTACCTGCTCTTTCGCCAGGCCCATGTCCTCTAAAAATTTACGTTTCATATTGCTCCTTTCTCACTACGCTTTTCTACGGGGTTGCATCCCTTGTGGTGGTAGTTTTACGCCGTTCCGGGCAATTTTGGGCGTAAAAATAGCACCCAGGGTAGTCCCGCGTGCTTACTCCTCTTTGTGGCAAATATTTGTCAGTTTCTTGTACACATCTTCATACAATTCTTGCTTATCGCCGTTAAACGTATATTCAGCATAGATTCCATCTCCGCTTATTGTCGTAGATGCAAGACACTTATAATTCTGTAAAGTCTTGCATGACCAAACAATAAATACATCGCCCAAGTCAATTTCAACCCCTGGTCTATTTTTTCTATACCACTCAACCAATTTCTTCTGGCATACATTTTCAAAATGCTTCATTCCTGTAATAATCATATAATCCTCTCTTTCCGTTGCGATATCGCAACTTTTTACTTTGGAATCCTCAGCCGCTCCCTCTGTTGCCGCATGTCCATCTCCTTAGAGAAATCCACATAAGCCTTATTGGTCAGTCTCAACCGACACTTGGCAGCCGTTATATCATCCTTATCAGCTCCCGCCTTCTCCAGAAGTTCCACGTCCTGTTTCTGCTTCCGGATGGTTCGCTCTAACTTCCGCTGATACTGCAATGCGCTATAGGTGTCATACTCCTTCCCCCGGAATGTTTTCTTCTCATTCTCTTTCCGGTTCTGTTCCGCCAACCACTCATCCGTATACTTCCGCTTTGATATCCCAGGCAGGAAGGGGAACTTAATATGATAGCAGTTAATGCCTGCGAAACCTAGCATCTCACCCTCGCCGCAGACAGTCCGCATCTCCTCAGAACTGTATACCTTGCCTTGCCAGCTCTGGTGATTAAGGTACCCAGTACCTGTGTTCCTGGCGCCCATGTGCCAGTCTACCTCCCAATGGTCCGTCCCCAGCTCCTCAGCGTTCTTGTCGCTGACCTGTTTGGTCATCTGGGCCACACCGGTCATCACTGCACGCCTGGCTGCCACCTCTATGCGGTCTGACTTCCCGGATGCATAATCCACAGTCCGGATGCCGCTGGCCGTCATCTCGTCAATCACCTCACCTATGGCCTGGCTGTACGTCCTGGTGCCGGTAGTGATTCCAAGCATTGCCTTATCCAGGCTGCGCTCCAGATATTCGGAAAGCGGGGTGAATACGCGCTGATTCCCAATCATCACATTAAACCCAGTAGTCTGTGTAATGTTTTCCAATGTCCGCAAACTGCCTTTAGTCTGCCGGCGCGCTGCATCCACAACTTGCTGTAACCATTGATTGTCTTCATAGGGCTGATAATCAACGCCTGCGGCTTCATATATCTCCCGGTTCCGAATATAATCAGACAGGACGGCCTGCTTGTAAATTTCGTCAATTTTAAAGTCTGCTTCTTTGACGGCTTCTCCTATCAGCTGCTTGATTCGGGACTTACTTTCCCCGATGGCCACCAGCCGGTTCAACATCCAGTCAATGACCGGGGTGAGCCGCCCCACCTCTTTGATGCGCTGTATTACCTCATTCATGATGGACAGTTCAAGCGCCGTCATGGTACGTTCCAGCGGCTTCGGCAACTTCTCCAATTCTTCTGGCGTCATTTACATCACTCCTCCGTCAGTGCCGGTTCCGGCAGGTTCTTGACCGCCTCCTCCAGCGTCTCTCCATACCACTTCGCCCGGTATTCTTCAAGCCGCATCACTCCCATCGCTACATCATTGCGATCCTGGTTGCGGTCTTCTTCGGCATCTACAATGACACTGTCATCCCAGTCAAAAGACACCTCATAGTTTCCGCCAGCTGGAATTAACCCGTACAGCACTGCCCAGAAGTGCATCGCATACACCAAATCCTCTAATGCATCCTGTAACGCCATCTGCGTGTCGGACACCATCACATAGGAACGCTGCTTGCTGGTCTTGATTTCCGTGGCTGTCTTGTCCACGCTTTGTGGGTCGGACAACGTTCCATATGCCAAACAGCAGTTAAATTCCACTAGTTTCAGCTGATTATTAAAGCCATTGAACAGTGCGGTGTCTCGGATATCCGGAGAAAAGGTATCAATGAACGGTTTATCAGCAGCACCCGTGTTATACTCCAAATTTCGGTATAGACGTTCATTACCTCCGGGGTATTCGAATTTATCGCGATCTCGGTTGTACTTAAGCAGCGACGTCGCGATGTGTACCGCAAGCTGTGTTCCTTCGTATTCCCAGCAAATGTTCGAATATCGCTTGTCTGCCTCCTTAATCAGACCAATCGCCCGGGAATACACCGATACACCAAGCGGACTGTCGGAATCGTCAGCATTCGCAAGCGGTACCTTAAAATATCCAAACAGCAGACGGTCCGCCCCTTCCAATGTGACTTCCGGGGCCAGTTCTGACCATCGGTCAATGCTGTTGACTGACACTTCGCTACCAAGGCTATCGTTATTGGTAGCCACAAATGCCCTGTTTGTAATCCGGATTCTCCCGGCCTGCATGGAGTGAATCTCCAATCGGGTATATATCTTCTTTCCTTTCCGAAACTGTTCCGTGAATACACACTGTGTAATCCGACCGGAACTGTCGAAGGAGAGAGGAAAGAAGCAATCGGCCTGTACAAACTGCACTTCGATGCCCTGTTGGGTGATATACGGCTTCATGACCAGGCCGCCTTTGGCGCATCCATATTCGACATACCGCCGTATGCTTTTCAGAACTTTTCGCTTGTATTGTTCGTCCAGATATCCGGAGTCATTTCCACCTGTGACTTCAGATTTCATTTCCAGCGTCACCAGGCGGGCCAGTTCCGACGCGATAGCCGGTGCCAGGTTCGCACTGTGTACATCCTTGTTGTTAACCCACGGTGACCGATTTTCGTACATCCGCGTCCACAGTTCTATCTGGTTGGCCATCTGGGATGTCATACACACATCTATCTGCGTGTCGGCATCCTGGCTCAGGACATTTGTGATTAAGTCCAGCATTTTTGTGAATTTCATCTTCTCACCTCTATTCGTACCGGATGAACCGGCTTATGTCCCGTTCAAACGTGTATTCAAACGCATCCAGCGTATCAATGTCACTCGTTCCGTCATCCAGGCGTACATCCTCGACCAGGCATTTTTTCTCGTCCCACAGTGCCGTTGTCAACGCATCTTCCAGCGTCTGGCACTGGTCTAGCACATAGAAAAAACGGCGCTGGCTAAGCATTCGTTGTGTGAACCGTATTCGGTCATTGATTGACGTTTTCAACGCATTTTCGATATGCAGCCATGACAGTCCTGCTTTTCGTGCTGCTGTCCGAAGGCCAGCTATCAGTGTCTGTTCCGCACTGTCACAGTACACATGGGTGATATACCCATACAGATTGATAATCTTCAAGCAGAAGTCCACAAACAGATTCCCCAGTACATCAGGGTCTATGCTGCCATTAACGCTCATGTGTCGCTCACTGGCCAGACCCACGATAGAGCAATACCCCCTGGATATGCCCGTTGCCACGAATGCGTGACCGGAACCGGAGCCGCCAAAGTCAACACCGACATTAATCTCCATAAGATTCTTCGGTTTTTCATGTATAGCGTAGGGATTCATCTTCGCATCGCTGGATACAGCGTCGCACATAAGCTTGTAAACAGAGCCTTCAGCGGCTACCCACAGGCCGCGGATATACCTGTCATACAGCACAGTACCCTTATACTCTTTGCACAATTCCGACACAAAAGTCGGGTCAAGGAACGGATTGTCAAATATCTCATATTTCTGGCAATAGATATCCGCATCTGATTCCAGAAACTTCTTGAACCAGTGCTGAGGCGCGTCCGGGTTGCAGGCCCCGTCAAAACAGGAATAAGGCTTATCCAGGCGGGACTTCAGCATGTCGAACACATCCTTGTTCCAATCTGTCACCTCATCGCCATAGCAGTATTTCAGACCGGAGCCACGGAGCTTAGATACCTGACTGACCTTCTCAGCCCCCAGGCAGTACACATCCTCACCGAACATCGGGCAGATATTCTGGGAGTTGATGTCTCCGACAAGACGTGTCCCCCATATTCCCTGCAACGGCTCTATGATGTTCCTCTGGATGGTTCCTTTAGATACTCCAAGGATGGCAGTAAGCCCCTCTTTTCCAGCCCTTGCCCGGATGCGCTTCGGAATAACATAATAATCCATGTAGGTCTTTCCTGACCTGGTGGCGCCGGATTTGATGTTCCAGCGGTGATTCGCATTCTCAAAGAATTCCTGCTGCTTTTTTGAAAACGGCATCCTACACCACCCCTTTTATCTCTTCCAGCACTTTGTCCAATTTCTGAAGCTCCTCGCTGCTTTCCGTTCCAGATATCCTTGCGGTCTGTGCCTCTATCCGTTTCATCTTCGCCCGCTGCTCCGCCGTGGCCAAGTCCATGTGCGACGATAGCCAATCCAGCGCTTTCATCCTGTCTGCCAGTTTGATGCTTGCACCATCCTTGCCCTGCTTGACTTCGGTGATTAATGTCCCATCTACCTTCTCCGCCTCCCGGAATCGAACGCTATTAATCTCTTTCATAAGCGGAACCTTCTCGCCGGTATCAGGGTCTTCCACCTCTATTGGGCCGAACGCTCCCATTACCTGAACTTCTTCCCGCCCAAACTCCACAAAGTCCGTGATGTCGGCAAAAGCGATGTCCATGTATTTCTGGAATATGTCGTGTTCGTCCATCAGCTCCCGGTTCAGGCGGTTCTGCTTAAGGCGGGCGATTTCATCGCGGATGTAAGTTTTTGTAAGCAGTTGGTATCCATTGCTTTGCGCTGTCCTATAATCAGCATCATATGCTTTCTGATACGCCTTCGTTGCGTTGAAACACCGGACATAATGCAAACAAAAAAGTCGCTGCTTGTCCGTCAGGTCTGGGTTGTCCATCACCTGCTTGACGTCTTCCGCAACAACTTCTATATTTTTTTGTATGCATACCTTTTCATTTTTTGTGTGCGCACCTTTTTTCTTATCTTTCGACCACCTGTATCTGGTCTTCCAAGATTTTACTGTGTTTATGGTCACACCATATTTCTCAGCAATGTCTTTGTATTTCATTCCCGCCTGGTAATCAGATAGGGCTAATTCATAATTTTGCGCTCGTGCTTCATCCAATCCTCACCACCTCTCAATCGTTTCGTTTTGGTAAAGAAAAAGAGACAACCGGGGCTATCTCTTTTTCGTTCATTATGAATGTTCTTTCATGATATGTTTTACTTGCCTGCGATGCACTTTAATACGTCTTTTACAAGATTCTTCTACAGAATCATACACACTACAAGATGGACCTTTACTCCTGAAATATTTGACTATACGTAGAAGTCTCCGATCCTCTCTAATGCCTTCATCGTACATCTCCTTGTAGTTTTTCCACATAGCATTCATCAATTTCACCTCCTTAACCGAATCATATCACAGTTAAAAAGGTATGTCTCCCACCACAGGGAGGCCCAGTCTGTCTACATTTCACCAGACCGGGATTCTAAATGTAAAAGGCACCCTCTTGGATGCCAATAGCGGGGGCTGGATTTGAACCAGCGACCTCCGGGTTATGGGCCCGGCGAGCTGCCACTGCTCTACCTCGCACTAATACCGGGTCTTCCCCGGTATGCACCAGCTCTGCGTGTCTGGCTGACGGGTATCTTTCGGGCCGCACAGCAGCCAACTGGTATGATATCGACCAAGGGACCTTTCGTGTCACCTAACCGCCGTTTTCTATCCGATTTGTGAAGCCATGAAGAAAGCGGTAAGAACGTCGGCTTCTAATCGGCCACCAGGCTTTTACACGCTGGCGGCCGTATGGGGAGTGGCCTCCGGCATTTAGCCTTTTGGCCTAATTGTATTCTACAACGGATAAGGCGGATAAAACGGATAACTTTATTTAATTTTACACTTTTCCAAATATGTGTCTCTAATCAATTTCCGTGGGTAATCAGGACTTTTACTATATCCAGTCTTGTCCGCAATCCGCTCCCATGTCATCCCATTAATGTAAAACATCTTAAATACACATCGTGTTTGCCCGTCCTCTATGGCCTCAATCCATTTTTCAACCGCTTTGACCTTATCCTTTTTCCCATCCAATACCTTCTCGCGATGCCCTCGCAGCTTCCAGTCAAATCCCACAACGCTCTGGGGTATCGCCTCTCCGGTCCGGTAATCAAAGATTGTGCTGTTGTCGAAACCGTTATCCCCCTGCAGCATCTCGACCAGCTCCAGCTCCAGGAGAGGTATTTCCCGCTTCAGGCGCCGGTAATCATCCAGCAGCTTCCTGGTTATCTTAATTCCCACTGGCACCACCCCCATTAATCCACAAATTTATTTCGACCACGCTTGCGCCGGTATTGGATAATCTGAACGTATGTAATGGATGTCCCACAATCAAGTATCACAAAGTGCGGATACTTAGCCGTCACCCGGCCACGCATAACTGGCCGCACACCATTGCCCTTCTCACATTTCCAGGCGTTGTCGGCCACATTAAACGCATCTCCTATCTTGACCCGTTGTCTGCACTTATCAATATCCTCCAGGAAAATAGCTCCCATTAAGGCCAGCTCTGTTTTGCTCTTATTTTTGATTGTCATCGCCTCCTATCTGTCCACCAGTGTTGACCCGCAGCTCTGGCACCGGACATAGCACCGTGTAACAATATGCCGGCATCACCGCCGACCAGGTCTCCGGCCGTGGCCCCTTCAGGATGTAGTCCTGGGCGGATGCCCGACGGCGCCGCTGCTCTGCCACTTTTATGTAATCTGTCTTGCTCGTTGTAATCCCCCCTTTATTCCTGCTCCACCGCTCTGAAATAATAACAAGGTTTGCACACTATCATTCCGCGTTCGTTCCTCTCCGGCTCTTCGTCTTCCTCCTGGTGTCCCCACCCTAACGGATGTACTCCGTCCAGTTCTGCGGTGCAGCCTGGGCCGAAGTGGTTCCCCCAATATCTTTTCCCCGGCTGCCGGTTTGCGCACTCGGAACATGTTCCATACATTCTTCCCATTACTCTTTCTCCTTTAAATGTCAATTTAACGAACTAGTAACCCTCTCTCGTCCTGCATTTCATCATGTATTTTATATATTGTTTCTGTGATTCCCTTGGCTTCGTTTTCCGCATGGGCCTTAGAAATTCGCAAAATATGTAGCTCGACAAGAAAAGCAAGTATCTGCTCGTCATCTGCACTCCATGTATTATCTTTCTCTCTCCGGTCCTTCATATCACAAATCTTTTCATTCAATGCGGGCGTCGATAAAAGTGATCTCATATATTACTCCTTTAAATCTTCAATTTATTGGTAATCGTGTAAAACTCTCAATATCTATCGTTTTGTTTTTATCTCTCTCTGCTCCCTGCATATAATCTTCTGTCATTTCATCGGCTGCTATTTTTACTTTTTCTAAAAAATTTCTCAGGTCGAGCGAATTTGACTCTGGCCGGATAACAGTCAATTATTTTACCGTCTTTTAAGTCAACTGTAATAGCCCATCCAAAGGTATGTAAAATCATGTTGATCCACCATAACAAACCGGCATTTCTAAACTCTTCCCAAGATTTTCTTTCTATCATCTAAAATCCTCCTCATGTGCTGTGCAGTACACGCACCGCTTGCACACCTCTATAGGCTCATCATCGTTGGCACGACTAAACCCCATGCACTTACCATTGCTATCTCGTCCCGGTTCCCCATGACTCTTAATATACTTACAGTTGTCTGGTGTCCTCTTTGGCATCTTACACCTCCAAAATCTTCAACTGTTTCCAATTTGGAAATTGTTTAAATTTCTCAATTATCAGATTCATACCCACCAAATGGACATTCACTTTTCGCATTGTCTCCGGGGCAGGTATAACACTTGTTACAAATTTCGCATTCGTCCTGCTTCTGGCAATCTGGACAAATGCAAACTTCACAATCTTTCATTCGTTCACCTCTAAATCTTCACAATCTTTCATTCGTTCACCTCTAAATCTTCACATTCTGATTGTAACCAGTGCAGCAGACACCCGTCGCAATCTAACCCAAGTGCATTTCCTCCATCTTTACACAAGTCGCAAAATGTCACCGAATAATCAATGTCTCCAACTTCTATCTTTTTTAAAAATTCCATCAGTTCTTCATCAGTCATCGACCGGATGCGTTCGGCATTAGTCTGTTTTTCTTTTCTTGCGTATTCGTCTGTGTAGGCCCTGGAGCAGTGCATGCAATCCTGTGATTCAAGATTTTCATGTATGCATCCTTTACAACTTTTCATAAGTCTCCTTTCCGGTTCCACCGTTAAATGTCAATTTAGCATCGGTAACATTGGAGGCATCTGTCCAGTCTCATATGCCGTCTCTATCTGCGGCGCCAGCCATTCGCCAGCGGTGCGGCCGTCCGGCAGCACAATATCATATAAAAACTCGCGCTCGACCGTGCTTATTCCAGCCTCCACTGCCTCCAACTTTGCTTTGACAATAAGATACAAGGCCCTCCACCGACTCCGGCACGCTTGTTCCCATGCAGTATGCGCTGCATCATCCGTCCGGCGATTACCGCGCCCCGGTGTATACCAGTATTCCCTTGCCTGTTTATCTGGCAAAGGAAGTATAAATCGTATCTGCCGACCAGAAATAGTAAATCCGATCGCTGCTGTGTTTCCCTTAAAACCACTCACGAACTGCTCCGCCCCATACCGACTTATCAGCTCCTCTATGTCAGCCTTAGTCCTGGAAACAGACACAGAAGTCTTTTCCGCATATGCCATCCTATTCCTCCTCTAAATCCTCATTTTATGAATTAAATGGTTCTGGTAATGGCATCCATGCGATAATGTCGTCTCGCTTAATATCCGTTGGAGTTACATGCCATTTTTGCCCGTTTGGACCATACCATGCTATCAAAATCCACCCATTTCTTGTGCAAACCAAAACATCTTCTTTCTCTTTCGGCAACTGCTCTTCCACCGGGATCCATCTAAACAACTCTATTACTTCATCCAGCAACCATATCGAGCGTAGTAATTCATCATGTGTCATAGCTGCTCTTTCTTCTCTCGTCGGTTTAGGTGTTCTCAATGTCATTCTATCCCTCCTCTAAATCCTCAGTTTTCAAACACTCCCATGTTCTCTGTTTCCAGTTATATTTCCAGTTTACATCATCAAAAAGATGATACTTTTTACATTTTACACACCATTGCACCTTTCTCATCTGGCACCTTCCTTCCGAAAATCTTCATTAAGCAAACCTCAGCTGTGGTTCACTGTCATCAATCTTCATATTTGGTACTCTTTCACCAATTTTTAAATCCCCACAATTAGCAGATACCAATGCCTGTGCCATAATCGGCACAACGCTGTTTCCAATCCTGGCTACCTGTTCGCTGACAGGATACGATTTTCCATTGATATCACGGTTAATGATATAATCTACCGGAAATCCTTGCATTTGCTTAAGCTCTTCTGGTTTTAACATGCGAAGAAAAATGTCTTTCAAGATATACTGTTCTCCATTAATCTCGGTTATCACATTTACCAGTCCAAACCGGTCTTTTGTTGTGATAGTCCCCAACGGTTGCCCAGCTTCCTGTCCGCAACCCGTACCGTAATACTTAATCAAAAATGCGGATATAAGCCCGAAATGTCCTGGTGATGTGGTAATCGTATGCAAAGGCTCTTCACAGCCCTGACCGGTCCCGGTTTTATAAAACTTTGTGACGAATGCTGTAACCAGACCATACCGGTTACTGGTATCTATTGTCTTTATTGGCTCCGTCAGAAGTTGTCCGCGTGAATCACCTTCCCGCGTCTCCCCGTGATACTGGATCATAAATGCGACAGCATTCTGATTATGCACTACATAAGGCTGTGGATTATTCACCACATACTTTATGTACCCGTTTGCAATCCGCTTCATGGTGGCCTCTGCCAGCGGCTTCGGCCGGTCAAATATGGATCTCCCCAAGTCTGACCAATCAATATAATCTCCGCATTCCAGCCACTTCAACCGGCTATCTGCTCCGATTTTGCTGTGTGTCGGTTCCGGCCAGACAATCGGCTTCCCATCCCTCCGAAAGATTGCATACCACCGCCGCCGTGTTGTCGGCGCTCCGTAGTCTGCCGCTACCAGTTCCCGGCTGTCGAAATCATATCCCAGCTTTTTCATGGTCGCTATGAATCGTTTGTAATCTTCTCCGGCTCTTTCTTTTATTGGGTGTCCTGCCTCGTCCAGCGGTCCCCACTGCTGTATTTCTTCCACATTCTCCATGATAATCACATCTGGAAGAATTGCCTTAGCGTGCTTGTATACTGCCCAAGGAAGAATCCTAAGTCCTTTCTTTCTTGGCTGTCCGCCCTTTGCTTTGCTGTGACTAGTGCAGTCTGGAGACGCCCACATAAGTGCCACATGACGACCAGCAACATATTGTTTTAAGTCCACCTCGAAAATATCTTCTGTCAAATGCAGTGTATCAGGATGATTAACCTTGTGCATCCGGAGCGCCTGTGGATCGTGGTTGATTGCAATATCAACCGGTCTCCCCAGAGCCATTTCCATTCCTACACTTGCTCCGCCACCACCGGCAAAGCAGTCAATAATCAAATCTTTCATTATCAAAAGGACCCGCTATAGCTTTTCTCCGGCCGGAGGTCGGCTCCTTTCTATTTACTCTGTTAAATCCTAATTATCTGTATCTGAAACAAGATATTCGCATGGCCTATCACTCCCATAACAGCCATTCTCGCATACCATATAGTTACTGCACTTCTTACATTCTTCGCAAACCATCATAATTACCTCCTGGCTTAAATGCTAATAATAGCAATGACGCTTTTTGCAATCACTCTTCTGGCACCGGTCCATACGACCAGGCCATACTATTACTTTCCCTTTTGCATGACAGCGCCTATTCCGTTTTCTCTTCATTCCCCGTCCTCCTCTTTCGCCGCCCAATCCTTGCAGTCCTCCACATCAAACTCATGCGCCCATTGGCATTCAGGTTCAAATTTACATGATACACATGGACCATTGGCTCTGTTTAACAATGCCGGCTTTCGTAGCTGCTCTAACTGCTTTGCAGCCCACTGTAATGTTTTTTCGTTCATAGCGTTCTCCTCAAAATGTCAATGTCGCTGTCAATTTGCAGGCGGAAAACATCCGCGCAAAATCTCCAATAGCTTCTTATCGTTCTCCTTACACTGCTTTGCCAGATTACACGGCGTATCACATTTAAAATATTCCTTTCGCCTCTTATCTGCCTTGTCGCAATGTTCACATGGTTTATTCATTCCTCTCCTCCATCTTCTCAATTTACTCCAAACACCTTAATTTTCCCCTTGGTAATAAACCCTCTTTTAGTCTGGTATCGCTTTACGTGCGTCTCATATTTTATTCTGTTTTCTCCGTTTTCAAGTTCTTTCACAATACGCTGTTCTAAATCCATCAAATCTGCTCCATCACCAGTGATGACAATTTCCGCTACTTTCATTCTCACAGTTTTCTATTCCTCCTCTAAATCCTCAATTTCTCGCAAGATTGCCTCGCAGGCATCGTCCCATCCTCTGGCATAATCATCCGCCCCGTCGCATCCCGATATACTGGCGACGATCTCCCTCACCCTTCGGTAATCTGCTTTTCCATACCACATCCCCGGTACTCGCAGCGCCCGCGGCGCTCCCTGCATGGCATCCGTCTCCAGCTCTCCATCAGCCAGCATCTGTGTCACGTATCCGTTGATAACAGACTTGCACCAGCCCACGGCCTGTCCTATCTCTTGCATCGTCGGAGGATAGCCATGCAAAGTGATGTAATCAATAACTGCCTGCTTAATCTGGTTACGTATCTCCATTGTTCATCATCTCCCATACCATCTTGTCATAGTCATAGCCGTGTTCTTCCAGGTTGTGAAAGCGGTTCTGCGGTTTATCTTTTCCAGGCGATTTCTCAGACTTTAGCGGGAATATTCCTTTCCACCCCTGTACAATGGACTGTTCTAGTATTGCTATTTTTACGGGTATTTCACCGCCCGGTGCTAGTTTGTCCAATTGTTTCAGCAGCAGCTTAATAGCGTGCTCTGTCATAGGGGCTTTAATTTTCTTCCGAAATTCGATAAATTCAAGAATCGCCGTATTCAGTTCCGCATTCTCAGAAAATGCTTTTTCTGGTATCTCGTTAGAGATGCTCTTTTTAATATTTCTTCCCTTCTTTCCTTCTTCTATTGTTGTCGGTTGCCTGTCATCTGCTTGTCGGTTGTTTGTCGGTTGTCTGTCGCTCTGCGTGTCATTTGACTGATAGCAATCATAGTTTTTTATTGTAAATACAGTGAATTTACTATGACTTCTGCTTGTCACTTCGCCTGTCGTTTTTAAGTGCTCTAAGGCTGTTCTTACCTTGCGTTCCGTCAGTCCTGTTTCTTCAGACAACTTTGAAAGGGAGGACACAAACGAGCCGCGCGGTATTTCAGTGCCCTGGAATCTTCCGTCCTTCCAGTTTGCTTTCAGAAGCATGTGTAAAAACAGGCGGCATGTATTAATATCGCCGTACCATTCCCATTCCAGGATCTTCCGGCTGAGTTTTATATAATCACTCATACAACATTCCCGACACCGAACATTTTAATCTGTCCAGGCACTTCCTTTTGACACCGCTTCTGCCCTGCAAATCTCATAGCACCGGCCTGCGCGGTTTTAATACTCTTGATGCGGCTGCCCTGCCGCCTGAGCCATTGTTTCGTCTCTTCCCGGCCTTCTTCCGTCGTTTCGGGAAGATAATAGCCGCGACCGTCATCCCGACTCAGAATCGCGTAATCCCGCCTTAAGGCCTCTATCGCTCTACGCAGTGTCCGGTCGCCGCACTGAAGCTTTTGGCACAGCTGCCGACGCGTCTGCGCATTGGTATGCCCTACTCCGAGGGCGTTATAAACAGAACATGTAAAGATTTCAAAATCGTTCACTCCCTCACCTCCTCATTAAGGAGTGGGCGGCTGGTCAATGCCGCCCTTTGTAACTCCAGTGGCATTCTTTTTCGTGATATATTAACTGCCGTGGAGGTCTGTTTTACAGGTATGATTTCCCAAACTCTTTAATAAAATCATACCTTGTCCCATAGTGGGACTCATAGTATATCTGGCATCTCTGTTTTAAGATTTTATCTATCTGTAAGTTTTCTGGAGTCCGTTTAAACCATACTCCATTGGGATGCAAATCCCGTCGGAGAGGGACCACAAATCCCCTCAACTCCGACTTAACTTTATTCCCTTTGCGTCCCTCGAAAACATGGTGACGCTCGACATCTGGACTGCCTGTAAAATAGCAGTGGTCCATGTCATCGGTTAATACGCTCCATAATCGTTTAGCCATCCTTCCTCCTGTTCGCCTCGTAAGTCATAAGCATTCTCTTTATTTCGTCTGGCGGAAGAGTTTCAATTCCAAGCTCCTTGCATTCACTCACGAGTCCTTCAATTAATACGCTCATTTCCTGCGTGTCGTAAGCACTGGAGCCTTTCAGCATAATGTAAGTGCGGTAATCCACGCCGTCCGTTCCTGCCACCACCTGAGACGTTGGTCTGATATGGTATGTAGACGCCTCCAGTGCCGTTTCCTCGGCTTTTTCGGTGTCAGGTATACGGATATAAGCCCCTGAGCCGTCAAACGTCTCAGGCTGTCCATATTTACGTAGAATAATGTTGTGTGCGCGTGGCTTGGAAATCCCAAGCGACTCAGACAGCCTGCTTAAAAGCACCCAATAGTATGCATTCGCATCAAGACTACGTTTCTCTCTCCATTGTTTCACGGTCATACGCAAGGTCTTTCCAGCCATAGAAGGCAATTGGCTGGATACATCATGCTCAACCTCGAATGTAAGCAGAAAATTTCCGGTTATCCAGTCCTTTGATACTCCCTTCAAATAACCTTTGCTTTCCATATTCCTCCTCTGTAGGAAATTTACCATCCTTCAAACATTCTTCCAGGTATTTGAATTTAGGAAGATACACATTGTTTATAAATTCCTTATCGTAATCTATCGGATGCATGCTTAAACGTTCTGTATCTATGTCACGATAGAAATTAAAGTAATCTTCGCTCTGAAGGCAATAAGCAACAATATAGGCTTTCCTGAATCCAGTTACATACATTTCCACTTGCACCTGATCCCAATATGCCTTTGAAGGTTTAAAGCATTTACCCGCTCTGTACGTTTTAACTTCATAAATCGTATCGTTTGTACTTCCGTCCAGATTTACCCGCAATCTTCCTATTATGACTTGCCGGTCCTTTTGCATTCCAGGAATTTCAAGTGAATCTAATATTTTGTGTTCGTACGCAGTCCCGGCCATCATTGCATCATTAGAAAAATTCATGCAGGTTAAACCTAATTTTGTAAACCACCATTTTTCGAAGGTTTTTGTTTTCCAGCTTCGTAACACATATTCTGTGTCACTAGCCCCAATATAGTAAGCTCTATCATGGTCGCTTATCATAATTGTCCTGCCTTATTTTTTTCAACACATGTTCCAGATTGTTTTCTACTGCAAAGAGGATATCATATTGTTTAAACCAAGCATTGAGTTCATCAGCACTTCTTCCCATCTGTATTGCCGTTTGTTCCAGCGTCAAATTCCCTTCTTTTTGTATTGCTGTAAGTGTTTGCAAAACTCTTTCCTTGACTTTTCGTATATCATGATACTGGTCGGCTGTTTCCTGCTGCTTGCGTTCAATCTCCTCTTCTTTAAGCCACAAGCTGAAACCTAAGCCTGTATACATAGCGACCGCTTTCACAAAGCTTCTGGTCATACTGTTCCACACTCTCTGTTGGCTCATCGAATTATCTTTAACTGGGTTTGCTCCGTTCATAACCGGCGACTGCATATAGTAGATTTTATCGTCAATATGTATCTCTATTTTTGTTTCATAACAACGATTCTGAACTCCATTTTTATCTAAAAATGCTGATTCTGATTCATATAAGCTTCCTCCAGTTTTAGGGTTCGGAACTGGAAGAAAAAATACTAATTCTGCCCCGTTTTCATGTAGAAGATCAATGCATTTATTGTAAGGAAGGTAAGTGATTCCGTCTCTGAGATCGCAGTAAGGTGTAACATCAATTTTTCTAAGTTCGTTATAGTCTTTAAGCATTTCAATCCTCCTCTATCCAATTTCCGGAGTAAAACCATTCTATAAGCATAGAACTGAATTCCTTCTGATCATTCTCGCTTCCATGTAAGCATCGGTTGAGAGCATAGGAATAGGCATCCTCACATTCAACATCATTCCCTCTCTCTGGTCCGATTCCTTTATAGTGCATACACTCACCCCAGTCCTGCTCTGGCCTCTAACAACTCAACCAGCCTTTTAACAATTTCCTCTGATACGTCTGCAGAAATCGTTACATTTAAAATCGACTCTCCGTCAATCCCGCCGTCACGGACACTTACTTCCAATCCATAAATGCCGCCTATTGTTGCAACAGCATAATCACCCTGTAATTTCAATTTATCCAATGCTTGCCCAATTCTGGAATAGTATTCTGCTTTCATCCTTGCATCCTCCTGTTTTCTCTGTTATAATCAGAGTACGAATATTTTTTAAGTTCCTGAACCTGACCGGTTGCCGCCGGCAGGTTCTTTTTCTTTCTCGGAGCCAGTTTCCCGGTGTAAATATTTACGCCGATGGCAGCCCCGGCCCGGTTGGTGCCATTCCTTCGTCTGCTCATGCTTGTCCTCCCCCTTACAACATCCCTGCCGTCTGTGCCACTGCCAGCAGCGTTCCGGTCAATACTGCGCAGATAATTAACGACACAGCCAGCAGCCTGTACAGCCATAGTCGTTCTGCCCGTTCTACCCGCAGCTGACGCCGCATTCGGACGACCTGGGCACCGGTGTAATCATGTTTGTGCATTGGTATCACCTCCTTTACATAATGGTCTTGCGCTGCTCCTCCGGTACACCTAATGCCTCGCATAGTAGCCATAAATCTTCTAGTTTAAAAAGGCCTGGATCCATTTTTCGCTTTTCAAACGTCCTTAGTGGCATATGGATTGCTTTTGCGATTCCGGCATTGGTCATATTTCTGCGGGCCTTATGTTCATTGATAATTGCTCGGACGTTCTCCGTCCGCTGACGCGTGTAGGCAGCATAGGCGGCCGCTTTTTGTTTGTCTGTCATGTTCTCACGCTCCTTTCTTGTCTGGTAAACTTTTTCTTATTATGGTACAATCTCCTTATCAGCCCCGTCAGGCTGAAATACAAATGAAAGGAGACTTACCATGACCGATAACGAAAAACGTGCTCATGATTTTGCGGTTTCTATCCTCCCTAAAATGTTTGAAATTCGCGTTAACGAAGCTCAAAGTCAGGAAAAGGGAAATGTCACTATTGATTTATACACGGAATATCTCGATATATATAATCGTGTACTTGAATCTTTTAATCGTGATTTTCTTGATGAGAAATAGTTTTTCCCCTGAACTTAATATCAATTTTCTTGGGCTCCACAGCACTCCGAATGCTCTGGAGCTCTTTTCTTATCAGAATCAGTTCCTGATAGATATTCTTAAAAATCATCCCTCTCTCTCACTCCTTTCGCTTTTTTTATTGACACATTTCCGATACAGTGATATAGTCGTTTTATCGAACATATGTTTTGCTACTCCAAGAGTTTTTCGATATTGACTTTTAAAACCTTTGCAACCGCCTGAAGCTTATCTACCGTTGGACTGGCATCATTCCATTTGCTGATAGCACCATTACTTAATCCTGCCTCTTTTTCTACAGAACGTATGCTTATCCCTTTAGAGTTGCAAATTGTTTTGATTTTATCATATATCATGATCAGCCTCCTTTCATGAGCAATATTAGAAAACATTCTGTATCTCTATTGACAAAATGCAGAAAATATTCTATTATGTAGTTACCAGGCTACCAATAATTATTAAAGCATTTTACCGAAAGTTTTCTGTGTTCATACTCTTATTATACAGAAATCTTTCTAATTGTCAAGCGTTTTTGTAGAAAACTTTCGGTAAATTTAGGAGGCGTTTCTGTGACAGTGTTTGAACGTATTGAAAGTTTAAGAAAAACACATAAAATATCTCAGGGTAAATTAGAAAAAGAATTAGGCTTTTCCAATGGATCCATTTCAAAGTGGAAGATAAGTATGCCTACAACAGAGCGATTACAGAAAATTGCAGATTATTTTGACGTAAGCATAGATTACCTTTTGACAGGAAAAGACGAACCAAAGATGAAAGAAGCTACACTCACTCCAAAAGATGAAAGAGATATTGCAAAGATTCTTGAGCAAACGCGAGAGCAGCTCCTTTCTCAGGAGGGACTTATGTTCGATGGTGATCCGGCCACCCCCGAAGCAATCGAGTCTATCCTGTCAGCAATGCAGATTGGTATGGAACTTGCGAAGAAAAAGAATAAGGAGAAGTACACTCCAAAAAAGTACAAAAAGGACTGATTTTATGGATATAAAAAAATTAGCTGATTCTTTGGCGTGGAAACACCGAAGCAGAGACCCATTTGAAGTTATCCGGGGATTAAACGTAATACTGATATTCGCTCCACTGATTGACGTGAGAGCCTTTTATCAGTATTTTCAGCGAAATAATATTATTTACATAGATAATAGTTTATCGCGCCACGAGCAGGCTTTTGAATGTGCTCACGAAATGGGCCATATGTTTATGCATAAAAAGGCTAATATGATATTTATGGATACTAGGACTTGCTTTAATACCGGAAAATTTGAGGATGAGGCAGATACATTTGGGATGGATTTTTTAATAAGCGATGAAACATTACTAGAATATTCAGGATGTTCTGTCGAACAATTATCGCGTATTTTGGGTTATGAAGAGCGTTTAATAGGATTGCGCTTAAGAGCAAACAATTTAAAGGAGTGATCATATGAAATACAAAGAGTTTTTAGATTATCTAGAAAAGAATCTTTCTGGCTATCAAACATTTATGTTTAAAGCCATGCAGTTCCAGCGAGTCAAAAATGCCGAGCGGCAGAAAAAAGACCGCTGGGAAGACAAAAAGCTGGAAAAGGCCGCTGGCGAGATGTGGAAAAAAGCAATGGAGACATTATATAACAATTTGAGGCGAGAACTCAAATCAGACATAGCTTCGGCCTGGACCTCTTACATTGAAAAACATGAGATTTTGGAATCTGTCAACGAGAGTATTAATGAGTTGGATTTTTATGATGACGCAGCATAGATATAATTCTTAATCGGAGGAATTTTTATGAGTATAAAAGGAACTACTAAAGAACTTTTTGTCGGAAAAGAAGAAATTAATCTTATTACTTTTATCGGGAATAAGATAACAATTCCTTATTCTGTTATGAAAGGGGTTAATTATTCCTATGCGTCTCGACTTAAAACCGGATTTCTGCTATTTAAAAGAAATGATGGTACTAATATACGCTTTGATTTTGGATACAGCGTTAATGAAAAAATCACTCAGACTATCAATTTTATTAATGAACATCAGCCTTGGCTTGAAACAAAAGAATTTGATATTAACGAGTTCAAAAACAATCGTTCTGCCTCATTGACGCCAATTTCAGGTTATAAAGAATTAGGTTTATCATCGTTAGCCTTGTCTATTCATCAAAGAGTAGATGGTAGCGTTTATTTTAATTCTGACACATCAAAACTTTACACTATTTCATCGTACGAATGGAACGGGCCAGAATATAACGTGGTTACCAATACCACCGCCAACGAAACCGGAAAAAATACCACCAAAAAGCAGGGAAAAGCACTGAAAATTGGTGCCGGGGCATTATTGGGAAATTTAGTAGCGCCTGGTGTTGGCACGCTTGTTGGTGCTGCTATGGGTGCAGGCAGCAAAGGAAAAGAAAAAACGAAGGGACATAAAACGACTAACTCTCAACAAACAGATAAAAAAGTTGAAAATAGTACCGTCGCTTTTCTCACCCTTATCAGTATTGATACAAAAAAGGTGTATAAAATTTCCTTTAAATGCAACACAAAATTGGATGCCACCCTAAGGTGTTTCGACATAGTAACACCAGATACAAAAGAGTCTATTGTAATAGATACTCAAAAATCATTAGAAGGCATCAAGGCATTAAAGGAATTGCTTGATATGGGTGCAATTACTCAAGAAGAATTTGATACTAAGAAAAAGCAACTACTTCAATAGCATGTAAAAAGCCCCTGCGCTGGTAACACAGAAGCTTTTCACATAATGCTCTTGCCGGACCTACCGGGAAGATATAGTTTATCTAGCACCTAAATTATATCATTTCTGGATCGTCCTGGCAAGGGGCGTATTAATTTTACCCAAAAATAGGAAGGAATGATATTATGGCAACAGCAAAAAAACTCCCCTCCGGCTCCTGGCGCTGCCTGGCCTTCAGCCACACTGAAAAAGTGATTGATGAAAAGACAGGGAAAACAAAAAGCAAGCGGGTCTATGAATCCTTTACGTCTGATGACCCGTCGCCACGCGGAAAGAAAGAAGCAGAGGCCGCCGCCGCCCTATTTCAGCTGAATAAAGAGAAGCGCCCAAGAAATAGAGAGCATCGTAACATGACACTTTCTGAGGCGATTGATAAATATATTGAGAGCCGGGAGGCTATCAACCGGTCGCCAACCACAATACAGGACTACCGCTGCATCCAGAAAAATGCCTTCCAGGATATCATGGATTCGAAATTAAAGGATCTGGACGAAGAAATCTTACAGGAAGCCATTAATGTGGAAGCCCGGAGGCCATCAAGAAAGCGCGCCAGGAACCCGAAGCAAATATCACCAAAACGTCTGAAAAATGAGTGGGGCCTGGTCACAGCCGTGCTGAACAAATATCAAAAAGAGCTGAACTTTGAAAAAATCGAACTGCCGCAGGTCATGGAACGAATAGTGGAACTCCCTTCCGCCGCCGACGTGCTGCGCATCATCAAGGGGACGGACATAGAACTGCCGGTACTCCTGGCGGCGTGGCTCTCCTTCTCGATGTCCGAAGTACGCGGACTGACGAAATCAAAATCCATCAGCGGGGATTATATAACTATCCGAGAGGTAGTTGTCGATGTTGGCCGGGAAGCGAAAAGAAAGGATATGGGAAAGAATCCTGCCAGGAACCGGAGACACCGGATACCGCCTTACATCAAGCAGCTTATCGACCAGGTGGATGGAGACATCCTGGTCCCTATCAGTGGCCGGGCCCTGTATCACCGATGGATTAAGCTACAGGATGACAACGGCATGGCGCATATTACTTTCCACGACCTTCGGCATCTCAGCGCGTCTGTCATGGCTTTGCTGCGGATACCCGATAGGTATGCCCAGGAGCGCGGCGGCTGGAAATCTGACAAGGTAATGAAAAAAGTCTACATGCAGACTTTTTCGGAGGAACGCGAAAAGGTGGATAATATCATTGATACGTACTTTGAAAAAATAGTCGAACCGGAGGAAATTAATTTGGATATGAGCAAGTACCAGGCATGGCTTACCCTATACGATAAAACAGATTGTCGAGAGTCAAAAAAGGAATTTTTAAGGTTCATGCAACACGAAATGCAACACGCATTAAAAAAAGTACCGTAACTACGGTACTTTTGAGAGCGCGAGACGGGATTCGAACCCGTTAAACCAAAAAGCCGGAAACCCTTGATTTTAAAGGAATCCAGTAAATACAATACTTTCCGACCGCACCATCATGCGGACAACCGCACTGAAAAGGTGTTCTGTGTTGCATTTTGCACGGTCATGCAACACGGAAATGCAACACGAAATAGGGCGGCCGGTTCACTCCTGGCCGCCCTTACTACCCCATCTTTTTTCGTGCCAAAAGTTCATCATATGTTACACCCAATACATCTTTTATTGCCTCCAATTGCGATGCATATATGTGCTGTCTGCCACCTTCTATTTTCACATATGCCTCTCTCGTTATGGGAAGTCCACGCAACTGCATTTCTCTCACCATATCCTTTTGACGGATTTGTTTCGCTTTGCGCAAGTCGTGGATATTTTTACCTATATTAATTTCTGTATCACTCTTTATTTTCTGCTCCATTGTCACCTCAAAAAGAACTCATATTCGCACATTTTTACTGATTTTACCTTTAAATCATGATACAATGGGACTAATATCAGTCCTTTTAGTATGGGGCAATTGGTAAAAATTATATTCATGGGAGGGCAAGATGAAGAAGCTTAAGAATCGTATTAAAAATAATATCATGTACTACTGGTCCGTTATCGGCCTTGCCGTAACTGGTTCGGTCTGCCACATTATCCATTATGTAAAAACAGGGCGATTGCCCCCCAAAAAAACAAAGTACAGCCAAGAGGAGATTCGGAAGGAACTGAGAAAGATCGCTGAAGAGGTCGAAAAAGAAAAAGAGGCCCCAGCTGAGGGTCCGGGGCCTGAAGAGTAGGATATGGCAAACCCCTCTTCTGTTTATAAAAACGATTGAGGGGTTTGATTGTGACAAAATATTACAAATTTTGCATATTAAATTTGCAGATTGATACTTTCTTTTGTTTTTGGTATACTTCTCTTAGATGGGGGAGCGGTGGCAAGCCCGCCCTCCTCTGTTTTCCCTAAAGCCTATTCTGTAGGCTTATTTTTATTGCTGTCTTTCGGCCTCCTTGATTACCTTTTCGATAATCTCCTTTGCCTTATCTGTGTTTCCTGTATCTATTAATGCTTGTATTGAATATAGTAATGTCAAAAGTTCAAGTCTTGTCATTTCTTCCATTTTTACCTCCTCTCTCCTCTTGCCCGGTAACTCGTTAAGGACTTGCCTTCCTTAACTATCTCCATTATACTATACGTACGTAATTTTGTCAACTGTTTTTATCTATTTTCTCCTCTATTGCAGACAAAATAAATGCCCTTACTGATTGATTGCATTTCTTTGCAGCCGGTGCTATGACATCATCGTAATACTCTTTTTTTACATCCAGTGGAATCCTCTTTAAGTTTTTCTTCGCATAGCTGACGCTATACTCTTTTTGTTTCTCATCATAAGCCATATTTTCACACTCCTTCAACTTTAGAATACCTCATTTCCCTCTATACGTACATAATCAAATTTACCAAAATTACGTACGAAACATTGTGCATCTTGTATATTTACAATTACGTACGTATAGTATATAATAAGCTCAGAAGTTAAGAAAACAGTAAAAATGACCAGCAGCTCCGCCCCGGAGATTACGAGGGCAGAAAGGAACGTTATGAATACACATAGGACAGTTAACGGGGTCAGATATCACGTGGTTGATGATGCAGACACGCTGCTCTGTAAGTTGCAAAATAAGGCCGATGATTACTACTACGATAATATGAGATGCGACATAGACAAGGTTGAATCTGACATCGATGTGCTGGAAAAAGCAATTTCTGAAAATGATATCAAAACAATGGATAAGATGATATCCGAATATCATCAGTTGTTTAAAAGGTACCAGTAATCACATTCACCCGCCCCGGCCGGGTAACGCCGGGAGAACCATGCTGACCCTATCGGCATTACGGGGGCGGGTTAGTGGGCACGTCCCGAGAGTTCGCCGGTATCGTTTCCGTGAATAACGAGTGTTCTCACATTCCGGGAGTATGCGTGAGAGCGAAAGGCGCAGGCACAAAAACCTGCATAGCAGGCGGGTGAAAGACCGCCCCGAGAGTTGCTGGCTTGGCGCGCTCAAAGAGGCACGGTTGCAACGTCATAGCAGGATAAAGGAGGGAGATTATGCTGGATAGATACATTGCAAAACAGATTATATTTGCTCAACTTGCTTCGGACGGAGGCAAGAAGGACAAAGAGGTATTAAACCGCATTTCCTCCTTTGTCCCTTTATCAGAAGTGCATTATAAGAAAGGGTATCACACAAAGGATCACTGTATCATCAATGCGATCAGAGCAATACAGCGCAACCCGCAGAGTGGATTTAGATACCACGTAAAAGCGGATCGGACATTATACAGTGGTGCGCATGTCTTTATTGTCTATTTTAACTTTAAGATAGGAGAGGAGCGCTATCAGATCAGCTTTCATACATTTGACAATATGTGGCGCTTTGTCAACCAGCAATGTGTCACGCGCTGGCAAAAAAAGTATAGCAGCAAAGAGGCAGTGATAAAGTTAGTTTACCATGTATACAAATAATAACCGTCCCGGTCCGGGAACAGGCCGGGAGAAAGAGAGAAAAATAATGAGTAGCTTTGACGAATCAATGGCCTATGTCAAAAGATTCCAGGCCCTTATTGAATTTTGTGATAACATGGATACCGACGGGCTTAGTCCACTTTACAATCTTCTTCTGTTTAGCGAGAAATTAAACGAAACGCCTTACAGAAAATCATCAATCCGGTATACAGATTTGCAGCTTGTTCTGGATAAATTCAGGGCGGCGTACAATCATAAAGCATAGTCAAAATAAAAAGGGCGGCGTCATAAGGGGAGAATAAATCTCCTGTGGCGCCGCCCTGTGATTTGTTAATATAACCGAGTAACTTTATTTTAAATTTAATTGATATTTCTCTTGACATACCACTCACTGGGTGGTATAATAAGTACATAAACAAGAGATAATCAATTTCAAACAAAAAGGAGAGACGAAGATGAAAAAAGAGTATGCAGTTAATATCGAATCTGTAAACAGTGATAGTGATTGGAACACAGCCGATATGGCTGACTGGTGCAAATCTTACAGTGAAGCGTATGACGCAGCAGAAAAAGCATTTGAGGATCTGGATGTCCTTGAGGCCGTTGTAACAGTGTGGGAAGACGGAGACGTTGACGGAACCCCGTTAAGGATGGTTCGTGAAGATGGAAACGTTCACCAGTACCAGGGCGAAACAAGATTGTGGGCATAAAAAGGGAGGGGAAGAGATGTTATATACCACGTTTATTAGACTATGTGATGAAGCTGTCAGACACGAAAACGCCGAAGAGTTTATTATGAACCTCGGCTGGCAGGAATGGATGAACAAAGCAGCAGATGCTGATGAAATCACAAAGGATTTGTCACTGATTTTTGAACTTGCAAGCCTGGATTTTCCGGGCTTGCGCAAAAGACTTGATGTTAGCATGGCGAAAATGTCAACAATGTACTGGATTCCATTACGTTCCATCGAAAATTGGGATTCCGGCAAACGAGAAATAAAAGACTATTATTTAAATTTCATCCGATACACAATGTTTGTCCAGGAAAAGGAGGGGGACGATGGATACCTCGGCCATATTGCAGAACAGGATTGATTTCTGCGGTATTATTGTTGCAGAAAGATGTAACCCGAATGGCGATCCGATTAATGGAAACGTCCCGCGACAAGATTTTAACGGAAATGGAATCATTACTGATGTCTGCTTAAAACGAAAAATAAGAGATCGCCTTTCAGAAAATGGATATGATGTTTTTGTTGTTAAGCAAGAAGAACTGCTGGATGAACAGAAAAGTCTTCACGGCAAGGTAAAGGCGGAGTCAGACATGGTTCGGGCTGCGAAATCAAAAGATAGGACTGCTTACCGTAAAATTGCCTGTGAAAAATGGATTGATGTCCGGGCATTTGGTCAGGTATTTGCTTTCAAATCTTCCAAAGCGTCAAAAGAATCCGAAGAAGAATTAGGTATATCCGAATGTGTCCGGGGACCTGTTTCAATTCAAGACGCCGTATCGCTGGATTACGTAACCGTAATACAGAAAAACTTGACGAAATCAGTTAATTCAAATGACCCTAATTCAAGGTCCGATAAGTCAAGTGACACGATGGGGACCCGGTATCAAATCAATTATGGGGCATATGTCTTTCGTGGTTCAATATATCCACAACTGGCAAAAATCACAGGGTTCACGTATGGTGATGCACTGGCAATCAAAAATTCCATCATAAATATGTTTATGAATGATGCATCTGCTGCCCGGCCAGCCGGAAGTATGACGTTGGATAGATTATACTGGTGGGAACATAATTGCCCGAACGGTCAATATTCTCCTGCAAAAGTCTTCCGCACCCTGCAATTTTCGCCTATGGACGCACCCCCCTATTACAAGGCGGAATTGCTTAATCTTCCAGGATTAGTACCTGAAGTGATAGAAGGCTGGTAATATTCTATAACATGGCAAGCCCCTCTTCTGCTTATAAAAAAGCGGTTGAGGGGCTTTTAATAATCATCTTTAAAATAAGCGGACCAGATGCACCTGGTCCGCTTTGCAACTTAACAGAAACTTCCAATAGCTTAAATTATGAAGTAGTTTTTTCAATCCACGCCCGAAACGGGCGAACAGCAACTGTTAAGTTGATATTACGATACGCAGAATATTTAATACTCTGGATTTCTTTTATTCTAACATTACAGAACCGTTTTGTCAATGTGATAAAAATCTGCACCAATCAATTTTTAGAGGCTGAAGTACGCTTAAATTATGTACCTTCTGGCAATCTCGTCATACTCAGCAATCTGTAATTCCCCCTGGTCATCCGTTACCATACATTTACCCTCATTTACTCCCTTTTCCGGGCAAAGGTAATATTTTCGTCCGTCCGGCGCCGTCTGATAACCTGTCAGCATATATCCGGCAGCATCAAACAAATACCATGCAGATGTTCCTGTTGTAATCTCCGTCAGCCAGTACCAGCCGCTGTGTGCGTAGCTGCCGTCTTTGTACTGATACCACCAACGTTTTCCATCGGCCGCCCGAATAAAGCCTTCTCGATAAATCTCAGGCTCTCTCGCAAGGCTCCAATCGGGTAATCCATATCCCAGGATACGGGAGTATGATTTATCATATGACTTTGCGCAGACTCCACCACCGTTTTCGACCACGCCTGATGCTCCGGAAGTATTTCCCTCGATAGTTTTGACCTTACTGGCCGTCACCTGCGTCACGATACCAGTGTGATAGGCACGTGTCCCGTTGGTAAAGAAGATAACCGCTCCCGGCTCCGGTGTTTTGCTCCACCGGCCGGCTGCCTTAAACTGGTTAACCCCCGTCGGGCAATAATGATACAACGCGCCGCCCAGCATCTTTTTGGCCGTCTCCAGGCCAAAGGCCTGTACAAACACATCTGACACATACATCGCACACCAAGGCTGCGCCTGGAGATTATGCCCGGTATGCTTATAATAGTCCCTGGCAAAGCAGGTGTAATTATTGCTGCCAGCGTTGTCCGTAAAACTGTCCAGGTCTTTATTGCTCTTCTTTTCCAGGTATCCATTCCATTTCTTCGCCGTCTGAATCAATTTGTTTACTGCATTTTCCATTTACATTCCTCTATTTGTAAAAAGGCCCGGGATTTCCCCGGGGCCTATGTACTGTTGTTGCGACGTCGCAACGCCGGTATAACCCCACCGGCCGGAAGATGCAAGGATCACCGCCCCTCTATTTCTGCTTGTCACCCTGTCCATAATCGTTGCTGTCAATCTTGTCCTTTAAGACCGCGATATATTTAAGCAGCCAATCCGGCACCGCAGCGCCCATTCTGCCAGCGTTTTCAATGATAGACAGTAATTCGTTCAGTAAGTACCAAACGGCCACCAGAAGGCCGAAAAACGCGTTTGTCGGCATTGCAATTCCAAGGCTTCCAGATACCCTGGCTATTACATAATCAACTACCATCGCCACGGCGATCACGCACAGATAACCAACCTTTTTGATGATACCTTTAGCCCCTTTTTTGCTGCTCCATCCATACCCTTTGTCGTCCGGATGGTCAATAGCCTCGGTTTTGCTGGCAAGCATGCCCGTGATGTAGTCTAAGACCATCATCCCCATTAAAACGCATAATACGGGGTACAGGATTCCCAGCTTGTCACTTAAAAAAGCGCCGGCTGCTGCCAAGGCTCCCTGAATTGCAATTACGTATTCCTTTTTCATTGTCTGTCTCCTTTACTTCGCCGGATTCTCTTTCAGCCATTTTTCAACCTGTGGTTTCCACCACGTTTGCACCTCTTCCAGCGTCATTTCTCCTGCTCTTATTTTTAACCCGTAAAATCTTCCCATTATGACATCCCTCCTGCTTGTTCCGCTAGACTTCCTGCAAGTTTGGCTACATCATTGATGCCCCCGTCCTGTACCTGCTGCCCCTCTTCAACTACTGCCACGCGCTCTGTAAGCCGTTCCACATCCGTTTTAGGACGCAGGCTATAAGTTGTCAGTACCTTACCGTCGGGGGCCACCACGGACGTTTCAGACACCAGCACAAGGTCGGTATAGGTTCCGACCGTCAGCCCGGCGCCGTTTTTAATCTGCACTTGCGACAGGTTGTCTGGCCTCAACTGCTGCCAGGTCGCCAGCATGGCAGCGCGGTCAACGGATGCGACCTGCAAGGCCCCCAAGCTAGCTCCGGCCTCCAGGGCGATCTCTGTACCGTCTTTTAAAATCAGTTTGTCTTTGTTCATTGTCTATCCTTCTTTCTTTTTTATTTTTTGTATATAAAAAGAGCCCTGAAGGACTCTTGAATTTTCTGGTTAAATGGCGATCCATTGATGGGCGCCTACATACAGAACAACGTTATAACGGAATGGCTAATAAGTCGACACGCATCTTGTGGGTTTATATCTTCATCAAATTCTAGTATTAATTTTCCGGCTAGTGCGACACATTTTTTTGTTGCAGTTACGGATTTTTGGTCAATAGGAATAATTGCTTTTCCGTATGGCAAAAACGAAACAACCATCTATTTAGGGCAATATGACAAAGGCGGCAAAACATGGCGTTGGATAGCAAAGTAAAATGGCGAGATAAAAATCTCATACAGAAGCTCAGACGTAACGACGGAGTGGATCATAAAAAATCCAGTAAGCATAGGCATCCTAACAAAAGCTGTTCCAGGATTTGATTTCCCCCTGGAATATACATGGCTTTTTATCGCAATTTCCGACGGTTGGGGGGCCGGTATGCTGGTGTTTCCTTACGGCCAGGCAGGTAGTAATCTTGTTATTGGCCAGTACGACAGAGCATCCCTTAAGTGGAGATGGACAATTAAGTAACAGCCTTCTTCTCTCCTAATAAAATGGCGATCTGTATAAATGGCTAAACGTGACACGCTTGGATACGGGTAACGAT